CAATATGTTATAAGTAACGTTGTGTATTGCCTTGTAACAACTTCAACGTTTCCCTATCTATATCGAATTGATTTTTTAATTGCTGTTTCTGTAATTCAGCTTTTTGTTGAACTCCTGCATACTGCTGGATATAATCTAAATCAGTTTTATCTGCGGTAGAGTTTATATTCTTAGCTTTAGCTAGCTCTGTTTGAACTTTAGCTCCTTTAAGCTCTCTATCTACGCTATTTTCGTCTGCCTTAGACTGCTCGTTGTTTACTTGAGCCTGAAGCATAGCTACTTGCAGTTGCCTCATCTGTTCCGCTACAGGATCGGTTTGAGGCTCGTAAGTCTCTATCATTCTAGCTAATTGAGGCATACGATATAGTCTAGCTATCTCAGTCATTATAATCTTTCTAATTCCCGGATCTTCGCTAGGTCCTATAGTTTGAAGCATATATGCTAGTTCCTGCGCTTTAGCTTGGTTGTCGTCGCTTGTAGATATAGTAAGGTCTATATCTATGTTAGCTCCTAAATCATCTTTTTTTAGATAAACAAATTCATCATTAGTTATTCTAAATTGAGATTCTTCATCCAAAAACTCGGCATTATACGCTAACCATTTTCTAAGTAAAGGTTTAACTAGGTTTTCGGATATATTTCTAACTAGGTTAAGCCTTCTATTAGTTGCAGAGTCTATAGCTCCTCTTATAGACGTAGCAGTGCTGCCTAAGCTATTTCCATTAAGTCCGGTATTAAAACTAGCTACTCCGGTAATGCTCTCGGCTTCGTTATTCATTAACGTAAGTACGTTAAAAATACTTCCCGGTAGTTCATTAAATTTACCGTCATAGAAATCGTTAGGAGTTCCGTTAAACTCAAAATTCTGCCCGTTTAGAAACCTCTTTTTATTCGAGTAATCTAAAGCTCCTTTTCTAATACCTTTCTGACCGTTATTAGAAAGAGCCATATTATCTATAAAACCCCTATAAATAGCAGTTTTTATTTTTTGTACGTCGCTAAGAAGTTCTGCGTTAGGTTCGCCATATAAACTAAAAGGCGTAAAACTAAAAGGTAAAACTATAAACGGGGGTTTCTTATCCGGAAAAGGATTATCTTGTAGCCTAATTATGACATCGTCTACCCACGTACATACGATAGGCTCTGCTAAGCCGTCTTCGTTTATATCATAGTTACCCCAGTACTCATAAACTAAAATCTTTTTTCTAGGGTTATCTCTAAATTTAAAGTTAGTAGTATCTGGAGTAGTATAGTCTCCGTTTATATTATCTTTTAAATCTATGAGATCTAAGTTTTTATATACGCCTGATTTTCTTAGAGTAGTCATATCGCTTTCATACCTATAAATAACGAATTGACAGTTATCCATATCGTCTTGACAAGTAGGGTCTATAAAGACGTCTTCATTTCTGCATACCATAGCCGTAGGACGATTTTTAACGGCTATAGTTTTTAGAGTCTTAACTTGTTGTTTTATAGTTTGAGGGAACTGATTTAAAGCCCTAGGGTCAATTAGTCCTTGCTGAGCTAAAGCTACGGCTTGTTGTAATTGAGGATTAGGTACTTCCTTTTCTTCCATAATTTCTACGGATTTTTCTTCTAACTCCCAACCGGTTCTTATAACTACCGTTCCTTCTTGATCTAAAACTTTAAGAGCTTTAGTCATAAAGTTATATCTATTAAACTGCCTACAAAATTGAGTATTAAGTAGTACCTCTATCTTTGGAGCAGCCTCGGCATCTTCGGGAGTTACTGGACTAGCTTTTATAATGTCAGGAGTAGATACAAAAGGTTCTAAAAGTCCGGGTAAAAGCCATTCGGACTGTTTTTTTATATCTTTGCTAACTAGCTTAGATTTTCCTTCTACTTCATTGCCGTAAAGCTCTGAATTATACTCGCTTTTCCATTTTCGTATCTTAGTATCTAACTCGCTTCTAAGTTCTTTAGCTGCCGTAAAGTCGGCTTTTAAGTCGTTTAACAACTTTCTTTTATCAATCTTATTTTCCATTAGAATCCTCTGTTAGTATTTTAGAAGTCTCTGAAACCATTAGTCTCAAAGCTTGTTGTAGTTCGTTATAGCTAACGTTAGCAGTAGAACCGTCTGCTAATAACCAATCTATGCTTTCTGTTTTTTCCATAACTTGTAAAGCTCTTAATATTCTATTTTGATTCGCTTCATCGGCTGCAAATACTTTACTTCCAACAGTTACTTTTAAAGATTTAAGGCTCTCTTCTTTTTCTTTAGTTTTTAAAAAGTTCTCTACCTCTATTAGATCTTGACTCTTTTTAAGCTTCCCTTTTATACACGTATACCCCATAGGGTTTTCTACGTCTTTGGGTAACTCTTCTTCATTAATACTTTCATATACGGAATGAGGCTCTATACCTGTTCCTATAATTATTTTATTTTCATCTAAAAAATAATACATCTCTTCTCCTATCTAGTAATTACAGCTTCTTGATTTAGATATAGAAACAAAGCCGCGGAATTAGCCGGTAAAGTAGTAGTAGAAGCAAAATGTCCGTAACTGTTATGACCTAAGAAAACTATAGGTTTAGGAGCATCTGGTACTAAAGCTATGCAGGCTTGAGTATTGTGTGGAAAGTTAGCTTGCACGGTTCTAGGACTTAAGCTATTATTCTCATAACGCTCTATCCTTATAATGGTGTTTAGTTGTCTAAACTGATCTAATTCTACGTTACCGGTAAACCTAATTCTATTTCCAACAATCTCAAAAGGGGTCAAGCTTTGACTTGAATTAGATATTTTGAAATTGTCCGCATTTATTTCAAAGTCTCTTCTTGATCCGTTTTCTCCAAACTTAAACCCGGTAACTTTTCCGCTACCGTCTGTTAAGATATTCGTATAGTTTCTTTTTATATCGGTTATACTTCTACCGTTTCTAGTAATTTCCGATTGAAGTCCTTGCGTATGGGTAGCTACGTAATCTCCTACAGTTTGAGTCAAAGTTCTTTGAAGGGTAGCTACACTGCCTTGAGCAGAAGAAGCTATTTGCTTAGCTTCGGTTACTTTGGAATCTACATCGTTAAACCTGCTTCGCATCGTAGCCACGTCTGAAGCTAGGGCATACTTATTATTTACCTGAGACATAACGTCTCTAGCTACTCTTGCAGCTATGTCGCTTCCGTTTATTTCAGCTTTTACTTGATCTAACTTTTGAGACAACGCCTGATCGGCAGAGGTATACGACTGTACGATAGCGTTATAGCTAGCTATCATATCTCTAAATTTTGCATTAACTTGTTGGATAGCTTGAGCTAAAGCAGCATCGTCCGTAGTTATAGCTAACAAGTCATTAGAACTATCGGAACTACCGTTACCTCTTGCACTTTCTACTCTTAATCTAAGAGTTCTTATATCCGCATTAGTTAGATCTAATATACGTTTTAAATCTAAGTCGTTTATATCGTTAGTGTCTAGCCTGTTTTTTAGATTCTCCATTCTAGAGTTTATATCCGCTATCGAACCGGAAAGGACTCCTAATAGCTCTTGTTTTAAAGCTTCTACTTGGGCATCCGTTAAAAGATTAGGAGATAACGGAACGGTATCAGCTCCGCCCATACCGCAACTACCTAACGGACGGACTTCAAGGTAATCGGGAGTAGCATACACTCTTCTATCCATTTTTATCCTTTATACTTGTATTATGTGAGGTTGTTTAAAGTAATAAACTACCGATGCGCTATGAGCAGGCATAGTAAATGACGTAAGAGAAGAACCGTTACTTCCCGTTCCCATAAACTCGACTCTAGACGTTCCGTCAGTTAAAGGAGTAATTGATAGTGCCTGCTCTCCCGTAGCTAAAGTAGGAGTAACTAAACGTTCTTCGTCATTGTTGTTTTCATATCTTTCGACTTTAGTTATGATAGGAACGTTTAGTCTACTAGCTAGTTCTAGTTGTCTTAACGCTTCATTAAACCTAGTTTGAAGATCGCTAAAAGCTGATCTAAGACCGGTTACTTCATTTCTAAGAGAACCTATAAGATTTCTAGTAGAAACTATATCTGCGGTATTTTGGTTTACTCTAACTATAATTTGTTCTAAATCGGTTAGATGTAAATCTAGCGGAGGTTCGGTAGACTGCCATGCAGGACTTCCGTCATATTCGGCTTTTACGAATGTAGCCTTACCCCTAAAAACTACTTCTTTTATACCGGTATCTCTATTTTCTAAGCATATAGCATAAGCGTGGTAAGGTACACCGTAACCGTATGAATCGTTGCTATTAGTCTCAAAAAACCTATCCGTAGGACTAGGAAAAGATTCCGAATCTATATGAATAGTAAGCACTCCTTGAGATGCTTGAAGAAACGATACTATATTTCTTATGATATGAGTTCTATTGTTTACTAGATTTTTAAACGAAATATAACTAAAGTTATATCTACTTAAATCAATAGCCCTACCTCGTTCATCATAGTATTTTATAATCATATCGTGGTTACTGCCTATGATAAAAGTTCTATCTTGGTAGGCGTTCATAAAGCATTCCTTATTTCTATATCTAGCGTACTTCCTCTAATAAGGGTTAAAAACTTTTCTAAGGTATCTCTACTCTGATATACTCCTTTTGCGTCATATGAAGCTCCAAGTAAGATACAACCTTCAGTATCTTTAGGGAAGTTACCGTGATGAATAAGTATTCTCCTAGATTTTGGTACTACGTCGTTATACACTAAAGGTAGAGTTCTTTTAAATCTAGGCGATTCAAACGGTATAGCCTTATACTCTCCTTGAGGTATTCTCCTATCTTTACCGCTGGCTATCGTATCCTCTCCTGCCGGTTCTAACGTATAACCGGTCATTATAAGCTCGTCTCCTTTTAAGAGTTTAAACTCTCCCAACGTCGCATCGTCTATATCTTTAAATCTTTTAATTAAAAGCTTCATTGTTTTCTCCTTTATTAAAATCTTCTATCGTCATAACTATCATAGGAGTTTCCTCCAAACTTATTAGCTATAAGACTTCTTACGAAAATAAATATTTCGCTTCCAAACCAAGCCCCTACTCCACAGGCAACGAAACTAAGTTCTTCGCTTTTAGAGAAATAAAAAGCTAACTTGTATAATATAAATCCGCTAAAACAGCCATCCCAAGCCCTTTTTAAAAACTCCTTTATGCCTGTTTTCTCACTCTTTAAAAATGCTGTAGAACTTCCTGCAATACCTGTTAAAAATATGTAAAATATATAATTTATCTCCACTACTCACGCCTTAAATATCCCTAATATCTTTCCGGGGCTTAAGAGCGTGTTCGCTACTCCTTGAGTGATTGCCCAAGCCGTAAGAGCTATTTCCCTATCATGAAAAATCTTTTCGTATAATAGGTAACTAAGTATTCCCAAAATCCCTATAATAAGTCCGCCTAAAAGCAGAACTACTAAACGTCTAGTTTTACTCTTAGGTTGTGGAAGCGTTGCTATCTCGCTCATTTTACGCATCCTTTTAAAAGTTCTTCACACGTTTTAAAATACTGTGCTAACTCTTTTGCGCTAGAAGGTCGTACAGGGTCATATTCAGGCTTATCGGGCATTTTATCTATGCAAGTTACCGGAGTATATACGTCTTTATATTCCGTCTTATAAATTACCTGAGTACCCGTAGCACAACCGCAAAGCGTTAAACTACTTAGAAAGAGAGCTAAATAAATCTTCATAGAATCTAACCTTTTCTTGACAAGTTTCGTTTAGAGGTTCTTTTACGTATTTAATCTTTTCTTTAACTTTTTCTTTCACTTTCTGTTCGTCTTGTTTATTAATACGTAAAGACTCGATCTTAGTATTTTGTAAATCTATTTTAGAATTACACTCTTTTACGTTAGCTACGGAAATTTCTAAAGCAGCTTCTTTTAACGCTAACTTATTTTCGGTTTCTTTTAATTCGGTCTTTACGCTATCTAACGTTTTATTTAGTTTCCATATTTCAATTCCTGCACCGCAAAGAACTAGAGAAATTACGATACCTATAGAGACTAAGACTTTGATGTTTATAAAGCTCATTACACTATTACCCAGTCCTCTGCTAGTATATCAGTCTGACTAGCTATCCACGGTACTAGCTTGTTATCAGCAGTTTTCATATAGATAGCATCTAGTACAGGTAGAGGTTCTCCTGTAGGGTCGCCATATATGCCGTTGATTAAGTTTGTTATACTCTCTTGCCCGTAGACTAAGAATAGGTACATATCCTTACCGTTCCAGCCTTTACGTGCCACGCTTTTGTTACGCTTTAATGCGTCTAATGCTTCGCCAAATGTCATTTGTTATACTCCTTGCTATTTTATGATTGAATATACTAAGACTGCTAGTA